TTAGTCGGTGCGTTATTTTTCTGACAACATCAAATAAATGCCTTCAAGCCCCGTGCTTGCCGCTATCTGGTATCCGCTATCATTATTTTCGATCTCTCCATCTACAATATCGCCGAAATGCGCTTGTAGATTGTAAATCTTGTAAGCCGGGAATGTGAATTGTCTCACAGGATTACCTTCTTTAAAAATCTCTACAAGAGCGTCACCGGAATTGGGTTCTTTTAAGTAACTGACACGCATTGTATAACCTCTATCCGGTGTATTAGGCCCCTCAAATGCAACTTTATCGATCTCCATTTGATTTTCTCCTTTTTTAATAGTTAATATCTAATTTTTCATAAAGCTGACACTGAACATCCGGGCACTGATTACTTTTTTGTAAATCGCACTCACCACGTTTTGAACAAATATCTTTAAATGTTGCATAATCTATATTGTTTTGTTTTAGTCTTTTCTGTGCATTTACCCTACTCTTGCCGATTGATAAATTTAACTGTTCGCAAATCCACGGAAAATTACTCTGATCTGAAAAGAAAAAGAAACGTGCCCTGACCATGTTATAAATCTTTTCCTGTTCATCTTCTCGTAACTTTTCTTTATTATATATTTTCTGTCTTAGTTTTTTTCGGAGCTTTAAATCTCGCCAAGATTTAATTACAACAGCCATCCATAAATTACGGACAGGATTGCCCTCACATAAAACTTCTTTTGCTGTTCTTGCGCCGACAGTTCTGCCCATTATTCATCCATAAAATTGTTTTTATTACTGATTTCGATACAGCGTTTCAGATGCTCACGCTCTGCCTTGTTTCCGCGTCTTTCGGTAATCGGCTCATAATCTTCACACTCTTTTCTTTCCAAACATTCAATATGTGATTCCCAACAAGTATCATAATAAATACACTTCTTATTCAATGTTCTTAGCCTCCTAAAATTATTACTGCCCTAACGTAGCATTTTAATTCAGCTTCTTACTTTATTTTCCGTCTATTACTCTGTTATGCTCCAATCCACTCCGGGCAATGTTTCATCCATGTGTCTATTCGTTTTGGGTTCCCCTTGCAGATGTGACGGTATCCATCTCGCGTGTCCTCACCGATCTCATACGATGCACAGGTGGCGCACGAATGCACATCTTCATTATCATCGCAATCAATGGCGTGCTTGATTGCAAGTGTACGATCCGCGAATGTCCCGCCGCAAAAGCGGCATGTCCAGGAGTCGAATATCAACCGCGACTCAAGTTCTTTATTCGCTTTCTCCCGATCAACAGGCGGAAGATCGTCCCACGGAGGATCTTCACCAAATTGTACGGTCAAGTCTTCATTGCCAGTCATAAGTTCCTCCTTGTTGATAAATCGCATAACCAGCGGGTCAAGCGGACGCGAAACAGCCGCGCCGCTTACCCTTGTCGTTATCCATTACAATTCTCCTTTCAACTGGCCGTGGCCCGGATTCCCCACTCAGGCTCCCTGATTTAACCCATAGTCAGATTTAGGGCTATCTCTCCACTACTTACCCTGCGCTGACACGCAGCACGGCCATGTATTATTCGCGGTCCTTTCTTGTCAACCCGTCCGGCAGCCAGCCGGGGCAATACGATCCGGGGCGCATGTTATAGCAATTCCTATTCTCGACGTATTTCTTGCAATTCCCGCAGCACTTGAGATCATTCGCCTGGGCCTCGGATATAGCGAGCTGCTTCTTAATAACTTCAATAAGACTTTCCATGATTGCGATTTGGTTCATATCACCGCCCTTCGTTTTGTCCTGCCGTATGGTTCGTAACCCTCGCCCTGATCTGATTTATGGCGGTTTATCTTGCAGTCTTTACAGGCTTGCGGCCAATACCTCATGTGCTTAGGGAGAGGCGTGTCCTCAATGGTCGGGTGTATTCGCTCGCAATACGGGCAGCGGTTGAAGACCACAAAGCCCTTACCCTTCATTCGGTGCTTGTTTGGCGTAAAGTTGTCACTTGCTGGCATGGGTGATAGCCCCTTGACCTTTTATCTTGCTGGTTGTGGCTTGTTGTATAGCGCCACGGGAAATTCGGGCATTTTTAAAGCGCTCACGGACGGCGTTTTTCTGTTCCTCGGACACTATCCGCGTTTTTCGCTTATTTTTGTTGTAGGTCATAAACGGGTAAAGGGCGCACAGTTTCATTTCACAGTCCCGCCTCCCGTCCACAAAAAAGCACATGCAATCATAGCACTTGGCCGCGATTGCCTGCCGCGCCGTCAATCGTTCGTCATACAGGTGCGCCAGCAGTTCCTTTTTACCCTTAGCCAGCGCACCATTCTCAACCGTTTCAATCCGTTGTTGCAGTTTGCTCGTCATGCTGCCCTCTGCACCTTTCTCCGCCAATAGCGGGTTATTTTCTCGTATTGCGCCTTGATGTCGGCGGGGATGTCGTAAGTTTTCTTTTCAAGGTATTTGCCCGTCACGAACCACGACCCGGCCAGTATTTTTTCGCGCCCCTCGACAATCTGCTTCACCTGCTCGTCAATTTCGTCATACTCTTTGACCACCGGCTTTAGTTCTTCCAGGCGGTCAAGCATTGTCGCCAGCTCGCCGGTATCTATTTCGACTTCCTTGCCGATGTGGTCCTTCAGGCAGATATGGGTGAACGGGCAGCGGTCACACCACATATCTTCGTTGATCGGATCGGGGAGCGTCCCCGCGGCGACGTGCTTATTGATTTCCTCGGCTCGTTTAAGCGTTTCCTCTCCCATTTCATAATCAATATCCATCCAGACTTCTTTCATCTGCCCGGATACTTTATCTTTGAATAAGAACACGCCGCGCTCTTTCCCGGCCATGAGCATGTAAAGGTTAAGCTGCACCGGATATTTGCGGAGGTAGGCGTATTTGCCTTTTTTGAGATCATCAATCGTGTTGATTGCCTTAAATACAAACGGGGAGCATGACTTGATTTCCAGTGGCGCCGTTTCCCGGTCGTTTACAAATATGTCGCCGTCAATGTGTCCGGTTATTTGATATTCCTTCCATTGAAAAGACCGCTGCTGTTCGATGACCTTGATCCCGGCTTCTGCCAGTTCCTTTAAAACGATTTCCTCAATCTCATTTCCCATATCGAAAATGAATTGAAGGCCAACATCGTGCAATGACTTTTCTTCCCAGCGGGTGCGGCTCAATACGTGGTATTTCAGGCACGGATGCCCCAGCTCGGACGCCCGGTTGCTGTTGACCGGGTATCCCTTGATTTTGCTTTTTTTTGTCTCGATGATTTTTTCAACGATCATGGCTTCACCCCTCCGCGCCCGGATCGCGCTCCGGCGCTTCAATCTTTTTCAGGGATTCAATGTTCTTCCCCCACTGGTTTTCGGTATAGGTAATTTCGACCTTCAACCCGGCTTCTTTGGCTTCTTTGGCGACGGTAGCAAAAGACTTGCTGAATGTGTCGTATGTAGCGTTTCCGTTTTTGATGATATACTTTTCGCCCTGGCTGCCGTCTTTCTTCTTGAACGCGGCCATGCGGACATCGGAAACATCGACGGTGACGGTTTGAGCGCTCTCCGACGCGATTCCCGATTGAGCCTTCCCGTTCTTCTTGTAATCCACGCGGCCCACCTGGTCCTTTGTGATGCCCGCATATTCCTTGATGTCTTCCCATGTGAGGTTGCGGAGGCCCAGCAGTCGCGTGATCCCGTTGCCAAGAAGGTTCGTGTAGGCGGCTTTTTTCAGGTCCCCTTTGTCCAGTTCGGACGGCGGGAGTTCGTGCCGATCATCGCCCCTGCCCGCGTATCTTTTAAAGAAGGGGTCTTTGCTGCTGCGGGTGCCAATAGCCTCGATGGTCGCGCCGGCAACGGTGAAATATCCTTTGTAGGTATAAGAGAAGTGACCACTCTCTTCTATTTCCATAATGGGCTCGTCAATCTTCCAGGCGATCCCAAAGACGCGGGCAACCTTTTCCGCGCCGGATACCTGTAAATAAGGATTGCCGTTCTGGTCCGTCCAGTCGCGGGCGTTGGTTGCCAGCAGCGCCGCTCTCTTGATTTTGTTCAGCGCCATAACGCGCTTTTCGGCTTGCTCGGCAAGCGCGAGCAGTGTGGAATCTCCGATTGCCGGGACTTCTGCCCCGTTTGCTACAATGACTTCATTTTCCATCTCGTTCCTCCCTTTTTAATTTCCCGCCGCCGCGCCCTATACGATCTTTAGCGGCCTACATACCGCGTCAGCCGGTTATCCAATCTTCATGCGCGAGCGGTCGGGGTTATTCTGTCGCCTTTTTCCGTCCGCCGCCGTTCTTGGCAACGTGATACCCTGGGACGTAACTAATAAGCCAATAAGCTATCTTTAAAATAATTCCCTGCATAAGTTCCTTTCCTTTGGAGGGGGGTCATACACTGTCCCCCCTCCGCCAGAATCATACAACACGTCGGCCTTTGGTGTCCGGTGCCGTACCGGGAATAGACTTCTTGTATTCGTTGCCTTCCTGTTCGCCGTCATCAAGGTTTTTCTCTTTTTGCCGCGCCTCGATGTCGTAACATTCAATGTCCTTGCGTCGTGCGTATTCGGTGTTTAGATAACTACAGTCGTGCGGATAGAGTTCCACTATGTCGCCCTCCTTTGCAGCCGATATTCCCATTGATTCCCCCGCCGCTGCTTGTCCACGATGTTTCCGCCGAATCTGATCTTGCGTAAATGGCGCAGTTGAGCGGAAATTGAGGCTT